ACATTTAGAGAGGGATTAAACACACATAGTAGTTTATTTAATGTTTTCCACAATCTCCGCATTTTCTGTGGAAAACTATCATTTAGTGTGTTGAGAGGTTTCTAACACTTTATCCCATGATTCTGGTGGGACAACTATACAAACCTGACGGGTGATAGATTTAGCATGTTCCGCTTCTTCAGGGGGTTTTTGATACTCTCTGATGCAGATGGTTATGTATTGTTCAGAGATGAAATTGACATACCCTTGAGTGTTATCGTAGATAACAAGTTGTCCTTTGTAGAATCTACTCATCTGTGGAAAAGTGCAAGTGAGTTAATTATACATTAGGGACGCATCATTCGTTCATATTGTCTCCTTTCGTAGTATTCTTCGATGTCATCGGGAGAGAGAATATCATCCCAATCACCATCACTTTCCACGTTGCGATAACGTTGGACAATCTGTTGAGATGGAGGGGTCGATTTGGCAGAGTTTTTGTAGTTTTGCATCTTGAATGTTTGAGACATAGTTAATAGCGTTGATGCCAATGTTAGCACCGATGAAGATAACGAAAGCAGCGAGGATTAGTCTCATTGGTTGTTCTCCAGGAGTTCAGGGTAGTAGTCTTCAACCTCTGTGATTAGTTCATCCACGCTATACTTATCCAGATGATCGTTCAGATTATCATAAACATATTGCCATAGAGATTTGTGGTCCATACCATCAATGATTGACTCAATGTATGCCTCTTGGAGTTCATCACGGTTGATGATGTTGTCGTTAGTTTGAGTCATTTTGTTCAGAAAGAAATGGTGAACTGTTTGTTAGAAGGGCGGACGAACTCTGAAGCGTTTTGTAGTTGATCAGACGTGAACTTTCTGGCGTCGTTGTTATTCCAGAGAAGGACGCCGATGATAACAAAGAGGACAACTTTCATGACAATGATGATAGTTAAGTGATCAGGCGAAGATGTAACCGTTGTCGAACTCTTCAGTCACGAACACTTTTTCAGTGCCATTTTGTCCAGCAAACTTACGAACAAACCACTTGAAGTTTTTCTGGAAAACACCTTCACCAGCGATGCAAAACTCATCGCAAAGTGCATTGAGACGAGATTTTGTGGTGGTAGTTTGCCAACCGCCATCAAAGATTGTCATGGAGGTGTCATCAATCTCAGCGATTTTGTTGCCGTGAAGACGAACAACAGAGACACCAGTTTCAGGATCAAAATGCACAGAAGTGTTAGCAGATTGCCAGTCGATGTTCTTCTGAACAGCGGCACACATTTGGGATTCGATCTTACGCATGGTTTGGAGAGTTAGAGAGCGTTGGGGTCGTTTCCTCCCCCGATGAACATATAATAGACCAAAACGGGGTCAGGTCTACCACTAAGGTGCCACTTAGTTGATTGGCACACTATTCAAAGGACCATGCATCGGGTACGCTTTCTTTATATTGTTCCGCTGTACTTTCATCGACACAC